CAGAAGCTCCCTCCATTCGCGTTTGCGATCTCTACAGCCGCCCACGCACCGTTGGCCACCCGCAAGAATTTACCGTTGTCGGAGGCGGTGACGGCCGGAAGTTCCTTTTTGCTCCACGCCTCTTTATTGTCGCGCACGTCGCCGATGGCCTCGTCGATCTGCGCGCCGGTATACTGGCTGTTGTACGCCATGCGATCACTCCTTCATGCACAGGAAATCCTCTCCGTCAGCCGTTTTCATGGTCTGCGACTGTCCGGACGGGATAAATCCATAATTGTCATTCCAGCTGCCGTCCGCGCTCTGCGCGAACAGCGAAATTCTGTATTCTCCGTCTCCGGAAAGCAGGAAATCGTCGTAGACCTCAAAGGTGCGCTGCGTCCCCGCGGGGGTCTGGGAGAAGGACGCGATCAAAGCGCCCTTCCCGCGGCCCCAATCCTCGCCGGACTTCGTCGCGCGGCACTCAAAAGCCGTATAGGCGATATCCGACGAGAATGTGACGGTGATGGAGTCGTACCCGGCCACTGCCGAGATCTTATTTCCAGTGATGGAGAATGTCAGTTCCGGCGCGGCCATTACGCTGCGCTCCACGTCCCGGCGGCGTTCTTGACGAAGACCTTCACGATCTTCACGCCGTCGCCGGAAGACGCCGATTCGAGGTCTGCGCCCTTGACGGTGACGTTGATAGCGGTGTTCTTCTTGTAGCCGCCTGCCGTGCCGCTGACGTTCGTGGAGCCGCCCGTCGCCGGGATCTGCGTGCCCGCCGTGTGCAGGCTGCTCGTCGCCGGGACGACGCGGACGGTGTATTCCTCAAAGTCCACATCGCAGACGAAGGAGAACGCCGCTGCGTCGTAGCCCGTGACCTTGGAAATGCGACTCTTGTCGGGGCCGGTGATGGTCACGGCGGGAATCGTGGAATTGAGCGTGATGGTGTCGCTGACCGCCGCAGATTCATTGCCTACGTCGTCGCGGACCTTGCAATAGATCGTCTTGAGGCCGTCGCCGTCGGGAAGCGTAATGGCCTTTTCTGCCGCGAACGTCTCCCACGACGCAGCCTCTTCCGTCTCCGCCGTCTTCGTGCCCCAGATCTTCATCTGATAGCCCGTCGTTACTTCATCGGAGACGGAGATCTTCGCGGCGACGTTGGCGCTGGTCGCGTACTGTGCGCCGTCATTCAGGATGATCGATAGACCGGCAGGTGCCAGCGTATCGAGTGTTAAATTAAAAAAGCTTGCCATTCGGATTTAACCCCTTTCTTCACTTTTGAGTTCAATGTACAAAAAGCCGCCCGGCCTTTCGTAGATGGTTTTCGTGCCCAGGTGGGCGGATTTGATTCCCATGGAGCCGATGAACAGCTCCAGAATGCGTTTGATTCCAAGTGCCAGCATGTCAGCCCTCCACCAGATACAGCGTCCGCGCGTCCTTTTCGTCCAGCGCGTCATAGTCCGATTTTGTCAGCACGCGGATCTCGTCGATCTGCGCGGATGATATCCCCCCGCCGCCGCCTCCGCCGCCCGACTGGTGGGCTTCGTTGATGGCGGCGACGAGGTTGTCCTTGCTGTAGGTCTTGAGGTCGGCGAGGTTGCCGATCTGCTCCTGCAGTTGCGCCCAGACGGGGAGCGTGGGATCCGCCGAAGGATCGCCGGACGGCTCCACCGCAGGCTGCACCTTTCCGAGCGATACCCAGACGGTCGGCAGCACGACGCCGGAGGCGTTCGTGCCGTACACGCCGACGCGGGCATAGCGCCCCGCCACGGCGAGAATCTCGGGCGGGACGGCCACGGTATCGCCATCCCATTTCGCCGGGAGTACGTCGATGGTGGCCCTGCCGTTTGTAAAGACGGCGGTCTTCGTCAGCCCGTCCCAGTCGGATGAAAACGCGAATTCGACGCTGACGGCCTTCGCCATGCCCGCCGTCAGAAGCTCCGGCGGCGAGCACAGATGCGCGCAGGCTTTGGTGATGTGGACCTGGATCATGTTATTTCGCCTCCTATGCAATCACAGTGCCGTTCACAAGCAGTTTCCCGTCGCTGTTGCACCTTAATGCTGCGTATTTGCTTGCGTTATAGCACAGCCAAACCCTATTTGCAGCCACCCCGTAAAACGGCACATTTGTCGCGCCGATGCTTTCATTCCCGTAAAGTGGCAGCAAGAAATTGCTTTTGACGTACATGCCGTAACTATCTTTTTTGATTCTGTCTGGCGGAGCGCTCTCTCCTCCGCTCCCGCCGCTTCCCGGCGGCCCTACAACGTACTCGACGATATAGCTGCCGGAGATCCGCGCGACTTTGACGCGGTCTCCCGCGGCAAAGGTGGCGGACGTGTTGCATTTATAGTGCTTTGTTGTGGCTTCAGTCTGCCCCTCTAGGATGAGGGACAGGCCATCGTCATAGACCGCGCCGACGGTCGCCAGAAAGTTTTCCGGCAGATTTTCGTCCGGCATGCTGATCGATGATACAAATAAGCTGTTGATGCCCTCCATCAGGCGATCACCGTCCTTTTTGCAGAGTGTGTCATGAGGCTTCCGGCCTGCATCGTGACCGACCAGCCGGTTTCAAGGTAAATTCCGCCGATCTCGTCGTGCGTCAGGGCCAGGATATCGCCGACGCCGTGCCCCGGCTCGTTGAGCGTGTAAAATGTAATGGCGCGCGTAGCAAGCAGCGACTCGTTGCGGCGCTTGTCGGCATAGGCCTGCAATTCGTCCTGCGAGGCGATATTGTCTACCCGCTCGACGGAGGTTATGCGCATGCCGCGCTTGAATGTGGATTTCTTGGAGGCCGGATTGTCGTTGACGGCCGTCGCCACCATGGCCGCGTCCATGTCCGGGTTGTTGCAGGTCACGATGAAGACGTTCGGCGCGTCAAAAATGTCCGTTTCGTCCGACCAGTCCGGCCCCGGATGTTTCTCCGGGAGAAACAGGTCCGTCACGCCGTATCGCCAGTCGATGATTGCTGCGGACGGCTCCTGATACGGTTCGAGGCGGCACACGCCGTCCGCGTCAAACCAGAGGCTTTCATAGTTGATCTCTGAGAGCAGCGTGTTGATGATTGTCAGGTAGCTTGTTCCGATTGGCCAGTCTTCGCGGTCTGTCGCCAGCACAGCGGCGTTCGGCGTTGCGATCACGAGCGAGATGCCGCAGGCTGTCAGCAGCTTGCGGATCTCGGTGATGTACGACGAGCCAGCGGCAAGATGCAGGATCGTTTCGGTTTTTTGCGTATACACGCGCCAGCAGCGGTCGTAGGCTTCGATCTCTACGCGCGTGCTGCCCGCGCTGCCTTTTTTGCTGACGGTCGCGGCCTGATAGATGCCGAGAGAGTGCTCCGTCCCGTTTACGATGATCCATGGCCGCAGCTCGTCCGATTCCCACGCCGCTACGGCATTGGGAAGAAAGCTGCCCTTGAGCGTGCCGTGGATGTTCGCGGCGCGGTCGCTCATGATCTGCGGTGGGCTGCCTGTGTCCCATTGCACCTGCGTGATGGGTGCGCCGTTCCGGAGCACGTCGATGCGGAAGCGGACGTCACGGGTCAAGGGTGATCGCCTCCTTCCGGTTCGTGTGCGAGATGGTGAAGGAATAGCGGCGCATGAACTCGTCGCAGTTGCTCTCGAGCGACGGGAGCGAGCCGATGGCCATGTTGCCGTAGCGGTCCTTGAGGCAGACGAGGCGGCCTACAAGGGCCTCAAGCGCAAGGGCGGTGGCCCGCTGCGCGTGCGGCCAGGCGCAGGCGACGGATAGGGCGCGGTCGCGCTGCTCGCTGCGCTCCTCGACTGGGTAGGCAAGGCCCGCCAGATGGACGGTCGAGACGCCGGCCGAGAAACTGGTGCGGTTGGTGCGCAGCTGCGTTTCGGACAGGCGAGGCGCATCTCGAGCCAGACGCCGGTCTCGAGGTCGCAGATCATGTTGGTCTCGGGCAGCACTTCGACAGTGTCGGAATTGGACACGCCGTAGTTATCGCTTTCGTCGTAGCAGCCGCGGACGCGGTAGGTGACGGAGCCGATGCTGGTGTGGTCGACGTACTGCTTTTGGACGGTGCGGCCAATGGCGACGCCGTCCCGCTCGATCAGATAAAAATCATAGCTGCCTGCGGTCTGCCATGTGAGCGCGGCCTCGTGGGCCGCGTCGACCGACAGTGTGATCGCCTCGCCCTCGGTGTGCGAAACGGGGAGCGCGGCTGCGCTCCACTCGGACCACATGCCGTACTTGTTCTGCACGCGCACGCGAATGGTGTATCTGCCGTCGGCGAGGTAGACCGGCGAGCGCCATGCCTTCTCCGTGCCGTAGACCGTGCCGGAGGCGTAGCCGCTCGAGAGCGTCAGCTGATAGGCCTCCTGCTCAGAGGTCTGCCAGGTGATGCGCGGGCGCGGGCCGGTGGACTGAATGACGATGGACGGGGCGGACGGGGCGTTGATGGCGATAAACTCGGCCTTGTCGCTCCATTTTGACGGCGTGCCGTCTGTGTTGTAGGTGCGGACGCGCCAGTATTTTGTTCCGCTTGTGAATTTGTTCGCCGGAACGTCGTAATACTGGTTTTCTCCCGTGACGGTCACAAGGGTGTTCCACGTCGTACCGTCGGCGGACCACTGCAGATCCGCTTTACTCTGCGGCGTGCCGGTGGAAATGATGTGCTTCCACGAAAAGCGGTTGACGATTGTCGCGTCGATGACGATGCCGGAAGGGGAGACGGGCTTGGCCGTCGGGGTAACGTCTGTTGTCGTGATCTCCTGCCATGCGGACGTCGTTGTCGTTCCGCTGTTTGCCGTCACCTTTACGCGCCATTCGAGCGTCCCGGACGGGAATGTGTTTGCCGGGACCGTGCAAGCGGTCGTCGCGCCAGACACGCTTATCGTTTTTGATGTGCTTGCGTTTTTTACGCGCCACTCAAAAATAGCGGAGGTTTGTTTCACCTCTGCGAAGCAAACCTGCGTGAGATCTGTGTCATCCTCGGCGTCCCATGTAAATGTGTTTTTTTGAAACCTGTTTACGAACGCTCCTGACGATGGGGAAAAATTGTCTGCTTTTATTCCGACATTGTCGTTTGAGTACTCGCATGTCAGGAACGGCTTTCGCGTTGATTTTTCCCCATAAAAAATTGCTTCGCTTGTTCCAGACGGCGCTCCTCTGAACGCAAAAACAAATCCATTCTTTATGCCGCTTTTTAATTCTGTTTTGCGTTCTTCACTGTATGGCGTATAATCTGCACTTAGCTGTATAATCTCGTTCAGCATAGACCAATATCCATCGGCGTGCTGCGAAATGCTCTGTCTGTAAACGCTCGGCCTAGTCACATATGTTACTGTGCTCACATCGAGTGGGCTTGCCAGCCCGTCCACATATGCCCAAATTTGTTTATACCCAGTCTCGCTTTCTTTTGTCGGCTGTGCGTATATTGTAAGCGTCACCTTTGTTACGCGTTTAAATTTATACGCATCTCCCGGCACAGGGAATTTGATATATATGTTATCCCCTTGCTTGACGTTTCCTGCTTCCCCCGTAAACGGGTCCACAAACAACTTGTACTGTGCAAGATTTGAGTAGTTTGTATTCGGGTGGTTCTTTGCAACTGCTGTCGACCCACTCGCCTGCACTGTAAAGATCGGCATTTACTTCGCCCCCATTCTGGCTGTGATGCGTGCGTTTTTGGCGATGCGGAGGATGGTGTCGAGGTCGTCCACATGATCAACGTAGACGGTGGTGTTGTATGTATCGCCGGAGGTGTAGCGCGTTTCGCTGGCTGTCTGGATGCGCGATCCGGACGGCAGATAGATGCGCTCCGGGCCGTTTTCGTTGACCCGCGTCCATCCGCCTCGCCAGTTGTCCGTTCCGGCGGCGTTGCCGCCCAGATAGCGGCGAACCCATTCGTCCTCTGTGATGCCGATGGTGGACGGGTCGCCGCGGGCAACTGCATCCTCGTAGGCTTTGGCGAGATCTGCCGCGCTCTGCCCCCACTGCTGCGCTGTGTAGCTGTCGAGCAGATTTTGATAATTGTTTCCGTTTCCGCTGGAGTAGCCGAAACCAAGCGCGTGCGTCATCTGTCCCCAGCCCTCGCTGATGTGGCCGGTGCTAAAGTTGATAACGCCTTTTAAAAGCTCTGCCGCGTCGGCCATGAGCGCCATGACTTTTGCGAGGGGCTGTAGCGCTTTGGTCAGCGCCGGGACGCGGTTGTTGGATAAGTCGGACATGGGGTTCAGGATATCGCCGACGGTCTCCAGCAGCATACCGAACGCGTCGACAATGCCGGAGTCCTTGAGCGCCTTGCCGCCGTCCTTTACCATGGTGGTCACGTCGCCGTAGAATTCTTCGAGGTACGGGGCGAATTCGGCTGACAGCTGGTTTTTCACGCCCTCCTGCGTCTTTTGCAGGCGCTGGTATGCGTCGTCTACCGCGCCGAGTGCGGAAAGCGCCTCGTCGTCGAGCACATACCCGACGTTGTGCGCCTCGTCTGCATATGCTTTGAGCGTTTTTGAGCCTTGGATGATCAGCGGATTTAAATCCTGCGCCGAGCGGCCAAAAATGTCCATGGACATTGCGTCCCGCTCGGTTTCGTTTTTTACCTGTCCGAGCGCGTCAATCGTCTCATAAAAAACGTCGTTTGCACTGCGCATACTGCCGTCGGCATTGGTCACGGAGACGCCCAGTGCCTCAAAGGATGCCTTCGCATTGCCCGTGCCGTTCATCGTATCCTGCATGTTGTTTGTCAGCTTTGTCAGGCTTCCCTGCAGGGTGTCAACGGATACGTCGATCAGCTCGGACGCATAGGCAAACTCCTGCAGCTGCTGTGTCGACTGGCCGGTCTGCATGGATAGCGTGATGATGTTGTCGGCAAAGGTGGCGGACTCCTTCGTCATGGAGATCATGGCTTTTTCTGCCTTGACAATCGCCGCCGCGACGGCAGCAAAGCCGCCAGCCAGCGCCAGCGACTGTGCATCGAGGCTGCCCATGGCGTTCATGGATGATTTTATGCTGTCCGGCAGCTGGATTCCAAGCTTTGAAGTCAGGCCATTCACTACGTCGCCGAGGTTGCCCATCTCCTTGCCGGAGTCCGCGATCTTCTGCTTGTTCTCGTCAAATTGGTTGTTGAGATTGTTCAGCTCAGCCTCGGCGTTGTTGAGGCTGGTCTGCCACTGCATGGTGCGCTTGTCTGCCTCGCCGTATTTTTCGGCGGACTGCTGGAGCGCAGCCTTGAGATACTCGATCTTCTCCACCTGCGTGGAAATCTTGCGCTCTAAGACGTCATTCTTGGCGTTTAGGGCCTCTACGCTGTCCGCGTTCTGCGCGTAGGCAGAGGATACCTTGCGCATTTCCGAGTCCAGCACCTTCATGCCGCTGCCGATCTCGGAAATGGCCTGCTTGTATTCTTTTTCGCCCGAAAGCGTAAATTTTGTATTGATGTTCGGCATGTTAGGTGCCTCCGTTCAGATAGGCCGACAGGCTCTGCGGCTGTTCCTGCTGCTCCGGCTGCTTTTGCGGCGCAAGCGCGTCAAGCAGGAGCGTTATGCGGCGCGGGGACATGGTTTTCCAGAAATCCCGCTCCGGCAGATGCAGCCGGAAGAGCCAGATTGCGAGGAAGCCGGGGAAATCAAAGCCCAGCTGCTTCGGTTTCCCCGGCGGTGTCAGTTTTTTTCGTCTTCCTTCTGCTCTTTTCCAGCCTGATTTTTCTCGACTACTTCCGCCCAGACCAGCGGATAGATCAGTTTTCCGGCTTCGATCGTCTGCGAAAGCGTGAGCTTCCGGCCCAGCTGCTTCCTGGTAAATACCAGCGGCAGCCCGTTTTCGTCCTTGATCCCCTGCGTGTCGGCGGCGTCTGTCAGCATGCCGGCCAGAAAGGCCAGCGTGCTTTTGATTCCATGGATCCGGTCAAGCGCCTGCAGAAGATTGCCGTCGTATTCATCCTGCACATACGCTGCGACATTCATGTTGCAGACGAGCCGGTAGGTCCTGCCCTCGAATTCGTAGTCTACAAAGTCAAACTTGGTCGTTTCCATCAAGTTTCACCCAGCTTTCCCTTGATCCAGGCAACGGCCTCCGCCGCGGTGTCGACGGTCTCGGTCTCGAGCAGCAGCTCGTCGGCCGAATCGTCTGCGAGGAATTCGCCGGTCGTGGTCGGCGTGTTGAACTGGATGTTCTCGCCCTTGGTCTGGTAGGACAGCGAGGGCGGGCCGAACAGCGCTTTCGGCACCCAGACGCAGGTGTATTTGGTCACGCCGTCGATCTTATCCGGCGCGTAAAAGCCGACGCCGACATAGTTTGCGATGTCTTTTGCCGAGAATTTCAGATTTTCCTTGCTCGTATCGGATGTGCAGCCGTAGAGCATCGCCTGTGCGGCCCTTTTGATGTACTTGACAGCCAGCGAGATCGTGCCGCCGGTGGCAAGCTTGATATACTCGGCAAGCTTGGATTCTGCGTACAGGCGGCCCTCGGCGAACTTGAGTTCCAGCTGCGCGCTCATGGCGTCGCCGACGTCTGTCGGCTCTGTGTAGGTCACGGTGCCGGACGTGTTTTTATACTTTCCCGCCCGGATGCCGCGTAAGTCAAAACTAGGCATTACAGTAAGCCCCTTTCTTTCAGCTTTTGTGTGAGGATTTTTTCGAGTTCCGCGTTCACGCGCTTCTGCGCGCTGCGGACACCCTTTGTCCAGAAATAAGTCCCGTCGATTTCCCCGTATTCCGCACTGCGGCCGTAATTCAAAACAAAAAGCACGGTCGCTCTGCGCGTTCCGTGCTCGTTTTTTCCGACTGCCGTGATGGTGATATACGGATCTCCGTTTTTGTCCCGCTTGATGGTTTTGCGGTATTTCACGCTGGAGGCGTAGGCTTCCGTGCGGAACCCGCTCGCCCGGACGGCATTTTGCAGCTCCTCGACGATGATATCCCCGGCGGCGTATAAAAGCTCCTGCTGCGTTTCGTCGTCAAACGCGTTGGCCTTTTGGAGCGTCGCCATGAGCTCATCCGTGCCTGAAAACGAGATCTTAGCCATATTCCGCGCCCTCCGTTTCGGCGATGAGCGCGATCTGCGTGCGGCCTGTTTCCTTGTCGTATGTTTCCATGTCGATGGTTGCGATGTAGCCCGCTGCCTCCAGCGCGGCTTTCGTGCGCTGGAGCAGATCGGCGGCAAAGCCCTCTGCGAAGATGGAAACGGCGTACTGCACGCCGGTCTCGGCCTCTCCGCCCTCGGCGTAGATCTGGCCGGACTGGCCGAGCAGCTGATAGGTGATGTAGGTTTCCTCCGCGCCCTTATAGGGCGGGTGGCAGACCGGAACGCTCAGGCTTGATAGCGCCTCATAGATCATCATGCGCCGTCCCTCCGTTTGCAGGTCAGCTCGATTTCCTCTGTTTCCTGCCCGTAGCTGCGGACGACGTCAAAGACGTCGGAGCCGCAGACGAGCTGCTGCTCGCCGCCGTATTCCGCGCTGTGCATGTGGAAAATTGCGTCCGTGCGCTTGCCGGCTTGTGCGGCCTGATAATACTCGGCGCGGTTTACGGACTTGCGGGCAGCCCAGACGGTGGTCTCCCGCTCGAGCTTTTCCGTCGTCTGGCCGTTTACGATGGGGTAGGAGAGCAGGCGCAGCGTGATTTGCGTATCAAAGATCACAGCACGCGCCTCCTGTTCCGCCGCTGGTTGGGACTGCCCGGTAATCGTCCGAGAGTCCCATGGCGTCGCGGATATCTGCAAAGCAGGTCTTCCATTCCTCGCCCCGGCCGCAGAAATCATGCTGCCAGCGGACGTATGCGCGGACGGCGTCCTTTACCAGCGGATCTTCGTCCGCTCCCTCTGCGCCCGCAAGGTGCAGGCGCATGAGACAGGCGTCGATCTCGTCTTTGAGCTCATCGTCAAGGGCGTTTGTGGTCAGCCGCAGGGCGGTTTTTGCAACGTTGATCAAAGCCAATGGTTATCCCTCCCTGTTGGCCGCGCGCCGTCAGGCTTTCTTCTTGGTCAGCGTGACGAGGCTGTTCGTGTCTACACACTTTCCGTCTACAAGTGCCAGCGCGACGGTCACCTCGTCATCGGTCGCGTTGTCGGTGTACTTGCGGAAGGTCATTCCAAGGTTTTCATTCCAGAGATAGTCCTTGAAGTTGAAGATGAACGCGAAGATCGTGTCTGCGGTCACGCTCGCGGTGAAGGACGGCAGATAGTCGCCGACGAGGACGACCTCGCGGCCAAAGAGCGAGTAGACCGGCTTGCCGCTGAGTCCATAGTTGACGCGGGCGACGGGCTGCTTCTTGTCGTCCACCATGCCGACGATCTGCTCAAAGAACGTCTTCTTCGTCATGCACCAGACGGCGTCTGTATCATAGGCCTGCGGCAGGAGTGCTTCTGCCTTGACCAGATCGGTGTACGCCAGCGCGGTCGTTGCGGCAGCGATGTCGATGTTCTGGCCGGTCACGACGGTCTCCTTGGTGATGCCCTTCGGCTGGCCGGAGCCAGAACCGCTGATGATGGCCTGTTCCTCGGCCTTTACCATGGCCTCGGCCACGTTGGCGACAAACTGCGATTCAAACATCGGGTAGGTCACGATGGATACCTCAAGCGACATGGAGATCGCGCAGCGCAGCTTGTGGTAGGCGAACGTGATGGAGCCGAGCGCCTTTTTCTGCTTGTCGGAGCCTGCGCCCTCGGCAACCCAGGAGGCCGTCGGCTTGGCCGAGCTGGTCGGAACGGTCACGCCGCCCTTGTAGGACGTGTGCGTCACGCGCGGCAGGATCATGCCGGTCGCTTCGATCTTCTCGTAGATCTTCTGCAGCGTCGTGGTCGGGATGGCTGCGCCGACGTCGGAGGTCTTGGTGTTTGCGTCCACATTGGTCAGCTCTGCCGGGATCTTCTTGCCGGTCAAAACGTAGTTCATAAAGGCCCGCTTGTACTCGTCGGTATCGTACCGGTCGAGCACGTCCGGAGTCTTTGCTGTGCCGGACAGGTCAACGGACTGCGCTGCCGCAGCCGGGGCCGCTACCTTCTGGCCCGCAAGGGCGTTGAGGTTTGCCTGAATCTTGGCTTCCTCCTCAAACTTGGCGTCGAGGGCTTCGACTTCTTTCATCTTGGCCTGCGCCTCTGCGGTCTTGCCTTCGTCCAGCAGCTTCTGGGCGTCGTCCATGAGCTTCTGGCGCTGGATGTTGTAAAATTCCTTTGTCATTTCAATTCTCCTTTGAGTTTTAAAAATTTCAGTTTTGCTTCTGCCTGCGCCCGTTCGGGCATAAAAAAATCAGGCTCTGCGGCCTGACCTTTTAAAAAGTTTTCCGCGCGCCGGAGCGCGTCTTCGCTGAGCATGCCGGAATAAAAATCCGCTGCCAGCGGCTTCTGGCCGGTGTCCGGCTGCATCACGCGGTCAACGAGTCCGAGTTCTACGGCCCGCTCCGCTGTGATCCATGTTTCTGCGTCCATCATGGCGGCGATCTCCGCCTCCGGCCTGCCGGTCTTTGCGACGTAGGCCGAGATGATGGCGTGGTTGGCGTCGCGCAGCGTCCCTGCGGTGTGCTCCATCTGGCGGTAATCGCCGCTGGCCTCTGTCTGGACGTTGTGGATCATCATCATGCCGGTAGGCGTCATTTCTGATTCTCCCGCCATAGCGATGATGGACGCGGCCGAGGCTGCGAGGCCTACAATGCGGATGTGGACGCCGCCTGCGTAGCTGCGCAGGGCGGTGTAGATCTCGCTTGCGGCGAAGATCTCGCCGCCGCCGGAATTGATCTCGACTTCCGCCCGCTCGCCGTTGCCCTTGGCAAGTGCGTCGGCTACGGATCTTGGGCTCGTCGCCTCCATTCCGTAAAACTGATAGAAGCGGTGCAGGTTGCTGGATACGATGGGCCCGCGAATGCTGATCTTCATGTGGTTTCATCTCCTTTCTGCGTGGTGTTCCGGTCGACCGGCTGCGTGTCCAGTCTGCGGATCGGCTTGTCTCCGCCGTCTACCGGTGCAAGATTGAACGCACGCCGCCATTCGTTCGGCGTCAGCGCGCCTCGGTCGACCAGCTGCAAAAGGTTCAGCTTTGTCGAGGTCGACGCGAAATCCCACGCGGACGCCTCAAATACGATGCGATTCCCGCAGCCGCGCTCGCGCCGGGAGAATAGCTTGCGGGTGTACTCGCCGCTGAGCTGCTTCAGCACCGGCTCGATCTCGGCGTCAAAATACGCGCTCTGTTCGTCCTCCGTCGCAATGGACGTGACGATATGCGGGTTGGTGTTAAACAGGGCATAAATGCGCTGCGTGGTTTTGTCCATCTGGGCGGCGTTCGGGACGTAATCCTTCGGGTCAATCTGCTTCGCCTCTGCCTTTGCGTCTACGGCCGCGACGCCCGTGCCGTTGGAAACATTGAGGAAGCTGTCGGCAAAGTCCTGCGCGCGCTTCTTGATATCCTCCGCGCGCATGGAGGCTGCGAACATCAAAAGCCAGCGGATGACGGCGCTATTCCGGATGGCCTTGACGATGCCCTGATCCGTCGTGGTGACGATCTCCATCAGCGGCACAATGGCCGGAGCAATGGGGTCGCCGAAGATATCATTCTCGTAAAAGTCCCCGCGCAGGTGGATGATATCGTCATAGGCAAACGTCAGGACGCTGCCGTTCTGCATGTAAAATTTCAGATACAAATTTCCGCCCGCGTCATAGACAGCGTCTGCCTGCATGGCCGCGACTGGAAAAATGGCGTTCGGCAGGCCGTTTTCATCCCGCAGGATCACGGCGAAGGCGTTGTTGTTGAGGACCAGCTGCGCGGCCAGCTTCTCCTGCAGCAGCTGGCCTGTCATGTACTGGTTCGGTTCCTCGAGCAGGAACCGGATATACGGCTCCGGATTGACGGCGAGCTTCCGCGCCGAGGCCGTGACTGTCTCCCGGATGTGCTTTGCCGTCAGCTTGCCGATGGCCTTGATCTTGGGCCGGATGCAGGCGCGGACGATATCGGATTGGTACATCTTTCCGTTGTAGCTGTAAAAGCCATTCCCGCGCTCCTGCACCATCTGAACGGTCGAAACGCGCTTGGTCGTCGTGATATTCGTCAGGAGGTTTTTAAAAAATCCCATTGTCTCACTCCTAGAGCATACTGGTGTATTCTGCCTGCTTCTGATCGTAGATCGTGTAGGCATCGAGCAGGGCCGCCGTTCCGTCAATGCGGCGCGTGGATTTGCTCGTTTTGTGCGGCTGGATATTGCCGTTTTTATCCTCGTCGTAGGCGGTGTTTGCCATGCACCACTTGTCAATCGGGTTGTTGTTGTAGATGATCCGCTTGGACTCCAGATCGTTCCCGCAGCGCTTCATCGGCTCGGACAATGTTTTAACGCCCTGATGCACGGGGATCATGGCCTCTTCTCCAAAGTAGTCCGCCATGCTGTCCGTCCAGTAAGCCGCCGACCACGCATCATAGCCGATAAAGGGGATAAAAATATCGAGGTCTTCCTGCACCTCGACAAACCATGCTTTGACGTCCTCATAGCGGATCTTGTTTCCCTCTGACAATCTGAGCAGCCCGCGCTCGTGCCACTTGTCGTATGGGATCTTATCTTCCTTGACGCGCTTTTTCAAGAGATCCTGCGGCAGCCAGTACATTTGCAGCACGAACAGGATCTCCGGCAGCTCCGGCACCTGAAACAGCACCTTCGCCGCCGTCAGGTCTGTCGTCTTTGAGAGGTCTGCGCCGCCGATGCCGTATCGCGGGTAGGAAAGCACGCGCTCCTGCGTCTTGCCGTCCGCCATGTGGTGCTGCCAGATCAGGCGGCGGTTTTCCTTGTCGAGCTGGAAGGTGTCGCGGTTGTCCAGCTGCTCAAAATTGAGCCAGGCTTCGCTGGAGGTCTCGCGGATGTTGAAATCCTTGCAGACAAGATTTCGGACGAGGGCCGGGTTTTTCTCCGCCCGCTCGACCCGCTCTTTGAGGGCCGTGTAGGACTTGATCGTCCCGAGGCCCGGATTTGCCTTTTTCCAGCAGTCCGGGTCTGTCCACTCGCTGCGTTTGTCGAGCTCGTAAATAAACGCGATCCGGCGCGGGTCGTGGTACCCGTCCGGATCTTCGTAGCCGTTTATGATGCGCTCGGCCTCTTCGTATTTTTCGTCGTAGATATCTTCTCGAATGGTGCCGGCTGTGGAGGTGATGAATCGCAGCGGCTGTGCGCGGGCTTGATCGCCGTCGGCAATGATGTCGTACAGCGGTCTGCCGTTTTTCCACTGATGGATCTCGTCCATCATGGCCCCGTGGATATTCAGGCCGTCGAGCGTGTCGCTGTCCGAGGACAGCGGCTTGAATACGCCGTCGTTATAATCGCTGTCCACCTCGCCGGCCAGACAGCGCGTCCGTTTGCGCAGCGCCGGTGATTTCTGCACCATGCGCTTTGCTTCCTGCCAGATGATCTTCGCCTGGTCTCGCTTGGTGGCCACGGCGTAAACCTCTGGGCCAGCCTCGCCGTCCGCCAGCTGCAAATACAAACCGACGCCTGAGGCCAGCAGCGACTTGCCGTTTTTCTTTCCGACAATGATGATCGCTTCGCGGTACTGCCGGTTTCCTTCAATGTCGATAAAGCCAAAGATTGTCGCCAGCAGCGCTTTTTCCCATAGCTCCAGTTGGACGAGCTGGCCGCCCGCCTTGCCCTTGGAGTGGTGGCAGTAGTTTTCAAAAAATTCTAGGACGTGATTGGCACGTTTCGGCGAGTAGTAAAACTCGGAGTTTTCCGCTCCCAGCTGCTCTACAACGTGCCGGTAGGTCTTCTGGACTTTCAGGCTGACGGCCTCGCGGCCCGACTGGATCGCGTCCCAATACTCGAGGATGGGGTTGTAGGTCTCCGGGTAGCGCGTGAGTTTCATTCCTCGTCACGCTCCCGGACAAAGCTTGCAAAGCCGTCGTCCTCCTGCTTCGGCGCGGTGTCCGGCTTCGGCAGGAGCGCCGTGAGCTGCTTGATGATCTTCTGGTAGTTCGCGTTCGTGGAGTTGTACGCCTGCCCGATGGGCCGGGCGCGGTCATATGGTTCCAGTCGCTCCGACTGCTGGAATTTCTCCGTCCAGCCGTTTTCCCGCAGGTCGTCCGCCATATCCTCGCACTCGATGCGCATAAAGGCTGCCTGATCGATGAGTCCCGCGACAGTCCCTGCCGCTTCCTTCGGCAGAAGCTTGTAGATCCTCCGGAGTCTGGTCTTCTCGGCGCGGATACGCTGTTCCTTTGTCTTTTCCTGCCTGTTCTCCACAAAAACCGCCTCCTTTTCGCGTGATTTTTGCCGTCTGTCCGCGCGTGCGCGTAGATTACTTATCGCCGCGCTTTTGTAGGGGGGCCTCGTGAACGGCCTGCGTATTCTTCCGAGGTATGGCGTGCGGTGATTCAGCCTGCGCCCCGGCCTCGCGCGACGGGGGGATCGGGTCGCCGGCGGCGTCGAAGAAAATTTTTTGCGTCAGAGATTTTGCGACACCGTGCCCGTCAAACTGATCGTGGCAGTCCTTGCAGACGAACTCGAGGTTGGAGTAGGACAGGCTGATGTCCGGGTCGGTGATGTTGTCCGGTGTCAGCGCCCGCTTGTGGTGGACGATGTAGCCCGGCTTGTCCCTGCACTCTTCGCAGAGCCCGCCGTCGATGGTCCGGCGGAACTTGATATACCCGGCGCGGCATTTCTTCCAGCGCCCGGACGCGTAAAAGCGTGCGGCCCATGGCTGCATCCTGTTTCCTCCAATTCTTCACGCTATCACTGTAGCACAGATTTTAGGCTCTGTTAGCTCAACTTTTGCGGTAGCCCATTGCCCGCGCTGCCTCGTAGACAAAGCGGCTGTACATCCGCTTGGCCGTGGATGTGCTCACGTGTACCTGTCTGGCAGCGGACTCCAGACTCTCGCGCGGCCAGATCCACGTATGCAGGCGCACGATCTCCAGCACATCGCCGCCGTCTCGCCAGGTCTGCACGGTGTTGATGGCGGACTGGATCGCCGTGTAGTCCTCGTACTCCCGTGAGGACAGGACGCGCACCGCAATGTCCTCTACGGCGCGACCGGAGGATTGCCCTCCTGGCTGCGATGAATAGCCCGGCGTGATCTTCTGCCGGCTCATATCCCGAACCTGTCGGCTCAGTTTCGGGTATGCTCCGATGGTGCGGCAGACATTTCCGTACCACCAGTATCTCGGTTTCGACATCTGTTCAGCTCCTTCCTTCTTCGTTGCAAAACTCAACACATTTACAAGGTTTAAAGAAGGCGGCTCCCGGTCCGCTTATGTGTCTCGTTTTTGGGATCCCATACATATTTGAAATATAGGAATCCATACTGCGTGGCTCTGGACTCGACGAGGATGTAGCCGCGCGGGGCGACTGGCGGGCGCGTCAGGCTGTAGTCCCGGACCGCCTCGGTCGCGGGCTCCGGCTCCGGCCGGACGCAGCTGCGGCTGGCCTTGTACCTGTGGCCGCCGAACTCCTTGCGCCAGTGGCCGTGCAGGTAGTTGGCCAGCGCCTTGTAGTCCTGCCCGTGGTCGACTTTATTTCCGTTCTCATCCAGATAGTAGTTGTGCTTCCGCAGTGGCTTGCAGTCGATGACGCTGCCGAGGCCCCAGAGCTGGCCCAGCGCATCGGCAGGAATGCCGTCCGTGATCAGGTGCAGGTGGAAGCGGTTGGTCGATTTGCCCCGGCCGTAGACGATTACGATCTTGGCCTCCGGATACCGGTAGACCATGCGGCGGTAGAACTTATCCCGGATCCTGCGCATCTCCTGCGCGGTATGTACCTCATGCTCTGGGTCGAGCGTTAGTGTGGAGTAATAGCTCGACGGGGAGAAGTTGGCGTTGACCAGCGCCACGAACTTTGCAGCCGAGATCCTGGTGTTGAATTCCTCGCGTTCTTCCTGCGACTGGAACCGCGGCTTCTTCGGCCGGCTGGTCTTCGGATCCGTGCCGCCCGCCACCTTGTACACGATCTGCTCGCAGACCCTCCCGGAAAACTTCCGGCGCTTGTGTCTCTTCACCATAGTCTCAGCTCCTCCCATCTCTGCCCGCTCAAAGCGTGGCCGGAAATTCCGGCCATGCGTTCAACGATCAGTTTCCTCGCGTATTTTCATTTCTGTGTATTCTGTTGGCGTTATCGGCGGAAAGCCGAACGCTGCCCTAATCTCGTTCGGGGTGTTCTTGCGCCAGACCTCCTCTTCTTGTTTGATGCTTTTCCAGGCTGCGGCGTCCAGTGTCTCGAGCACTACTTCTGCCTGACGTTTCAGGCTCAGCAGTTTGAAAAACACCAGCACGCCCAGCGCGATCCACTCCAGCGCAGCAGCAAGCTCCAAAATCTCAATGATCATTTTCTTCTCCTTCCACTCCTTCCAATTCTCCTTTGCAGTATGTGCAGCGGCTCGGCAGGCTCTTTTTCAAACCGCCTTTTTTCCAGAGCTCGAAGCACGGTTTCTCCGGGCGGCCGCAGTATGGGCAGCGGTAGACGCGGAAGATATCATCCCAGCGCCAGCCCATGCGGACTTCGTTTTTCTCCTTCAAGCCCCATCGCCTCCCTCATTGCTTCAACCAGCCTCTTTTCAAGTTTGTCTTGGTCGGCCTTCACTTCCATCGTTGCGCCCTCCTGCTCTACCCACACGCCGTCCGTGCGCTTCGTAAATCCTGCTGGTGCAAAATTTCTGGCGTGTTCCAGCTCCGGCGTATGCCTGCACTGTGGATAGCTGCATTTCTCGCAAGCCTTTCTGTCGCAGAGGAACAGGATATTCCGCTCTTTCGCCCACGATACGCCGTTCGGCAGAAGAACGACTGGCTGCCCGATCTCCGCCGCAAGCTGCTCCTGAATCTTTTTCCGATCTCCGTCACGCACTGCGACTGCGCATTCCAGCAAAATCATTTTCTTTTTTCCTCCACTTCTTCCGGCGGACGGCTGAACGAGAATTCCTTGCGGTTCCCAACAAACTTTGGCTCCGTCCACCTAATCCCAGCGATTTTCATGCCGCATTGCGGGCATTTTTGTGGTCTGACGATTCGTTCTTCGAGTCCAAAGTCAAGGGTGTCTTCTGCGCCAAATGGAAAGATGTGCCGTCTTGCATCGTCGCTCACGCTGAATTCGTCGAAGACATAGTTGCATACCGGGCAAACTGGGCACGAGTCCAAGACTCCCTCGCTCTTGCTTCCTCGTTTTTGATATTTTCTTCTGTTTTTCTCTGATTTTCTTCCGCTGCGTCGTTTTCCCGGATCTTCTGGTAGTATTCCAGTAGCTTCTCCTCGGCATTTTTGAGCAGCACGGTATAGCAGTCCGGCACATCCTCCGGGAACCATCCTGCGATAGGGCCGCCGTTCAGCAGGCACTTGTCGCAGTCGTCCACCCTGCACGCCTCTATCGCCTGCATGATCTCCGTAAAACTCATATCTTTTTTGCCGAGCAGCAGCGCTTCCCGGCGCTTTTCTTTTCTGCTCATTCCTGCGCCGCCTCCATTTCCTTGCGCTCCTGCATAAAGCCGTGCAGGAACAG